ACGCCCGGACGGGCCGCCGCTTTTGGGATGACAACGACAACCAGGGCCTCTACTGGTACATGGAGCGCTACCACCACATCACCGGCAACGGCAAGATTGACGGGGCGCTTTCCCTGCACTCCACCGCCCACGCTTTCAACGAGATACAGGACTATCTCAAGGGCCTTGTCTGGGACGGGACGCCCCGCCTGGATACGCTCTTTGTGGACTACCTGGGAGCCGCTGACACCCCCTACACCAGGGCCGTGACCCGCAAGTCATTCACCGCCGCCGTGGCCCGTGCTATGGTCCCCGGCATCAAGTATGACACCATGCTCATCCTCTCCGGGCCGCAAGGCCTGGGCAAAAGCACCCTTTTGGATAAGATGAGCCGGGGCTGGTTTAATGACAGCATCCGCACCTTTGAGGGCAAGGAGGCCTCTGAGCTGCTCCAGGGCGTCTGGCTGGTGGAGGTGTCCGAGCTGGACGCTTTCCGCCGGACGGATGTGGCCCGCATCAAGCAGTTTCTCTCCCTGCGGGCGGACCGTTTCCGGGCCGCCTATGGCCGCCATGTCAAGGAGCTGCCCCGGTGCTGTGTCTTTTTCGGCACCACCAACACCTCTGACTACCTCCAGGACCGCACCGGCAACCGGCGCTTTTGGCCGGTGGATGTGGGTGTGGTCCCGCACACAAAAACAGTGTGGTCCGATCTGCCGGAGGAGATTGACCAGCTATGGGCGGAGGCCGTGGTCCGCTGGAGGGCCGGAGAGCCCCTTTTTCTCAAAGGGGAGCTGGAGGATGCCGCCAAGCAAAAGCAGGAGGAGCACCGGGAGGCCAGCACCAGGGAGGGCATCATCATGGACTTTCTGGACAAGCAGGTCCCGGAGGACTGGCAGAGCTGGCCACTGGACCGCCGCCGCATGTTCTGGGGCGGCGGTGTGCAGGGTGAGGTCAAGCTGGTGGACCGTGACCGGGTGTGTGCCCTGGAGGTGTGGTGTGAGGCCCTGGACGGCAAGCAAAAGGACATCCGCTACTCCGACACGGCGGAAATCAACAGCATCATTGAGGCCTCCGGCGGCTGGGAAAAGAGCAAAAGCGCCTTGCGTTTTGGCTACTGCGGAGCCCAGAGAGGCTTTCTAAAGAGGCGTAACATTTAGTGTAACATTGCCTGCAACATTGATTTTGAATGTTACATCTGCCTGCAACGTGTTGCGGGCAATGTTACGGGCAATGTTACGGCCTAAACCCTTGAAAACACTGGACTTTTTAAGGCTCTGCAACATTGCAACATTCATTTCTATTGATTTTGAAAATAGAGAGAATTAGAGGATTAGAGAAAATAAAAACTCTCTAAACCGCCTGTGTACGCATAAGTACGCGCGCGAGGTTACATTGTTGCAGGACCCGATTGGAGGCTGAAAAGATTGAGAGAAAGCAGCATTGAGAGCTACCTGGTCCGCAAGGTGAAAGAGCACGGCGGCCTGTGTTATAAATTCGTGTCCCCCGGCAATCCTGGTGTGCCGGACCGCATCATCATCACCCCCACTGGCAAGACGGTGTATGTGGAGCTGAAAACCGAGATTGGGAGGCTGGCCAAGGTCCAGAAATGGCAGAGAGGCGAGCTGGAGAAACGGGGGGCGGATGTCCGGGTGCTTTATGGGATGGACGCCGTGAAAGAGTTTCTGAGGGAGGTTTTTGGTGATGCAGTACATACCGCATGACTACCAGGCCTACTGCATCCAGCGAGTGGTGGAGGACCCCACGGTGGGGCTGTTTCTCCGGCCAGGGCTGGGCAAAACGGTCATCACCCTGTCTGCGGTCAACATCCTCAAGTATTTCCGCTGGCAGGTGGCCAAGGTCCTGGTGGTGGCCCCCAAAAAGGTGGCGGAGGCCACCTGGAGCAAGGAGGCAGCTAAGTGGGACCACCTCCAGCATCTCCGGGTGTCCACCGTTCTGGGGAGCGCCAGCAAGCGCATCAAGGCCCTCAACACTCCGGCGGATGTCTATGTCATCAACCGTGAAAACTTTGAGTGGCTGGTGGACTACTACCAGCAGGCCTGGCCGTTTGACATGGTGGTTTTCGATGAAAGCACCAGTTTCAAAAACCCCCAGAGCAAGCGGTTTAAGGCGGCCAAACGCATCCGCCGGTTTATCAAGAAAGTGGTGCTGCTGACCGGCACGCCGTCCTCCAAGGGGCTGATTGACCTGTGGGCCCAGGTGTACCTCCTGGACGGCGGGGCCCGTCTGGGGCCCACGCTTTCCGCCTACCGGGAGAGATACTTTGACCCGGACCAGCGGAGCCGGACCCAGATTTTTTCCTACAAGGCCAAGGATGGAGCGGAGAGCGCCGTGTTGACTGCCATTTCAGACATCTGCATCTCCATGAAAGCGGAGGACTACCTGCAACTGCCGGACTTTATCCAACATGAAATCCCGGTCATGCTGGACCCCAAGGCCAAAAAGGCCTATGACCAGTTTGAGCGTGATCTGCTGCTGGAGGTGGATGAGGACATCATCACGGCGGGCACCGCCGGGGTCCTGGTGGGCAAGCTGCTGCAATTCTGCAATGGGGCTGTGTATGGCAATGACGGCAAGGTGGTCCCGGTGCATGACTGCAAGCTGGAGGCCTACACGGAGCTGCTGGAGCAACTCAATGGGGAGCATTGCCTCACATTCTACGGCTACCAGCACGACAAGGACCGCATCCTGGAGCGCCTGGAGAAGTACAACCGGGGCCGGGCGGACAAGCTGCGGGTCCGGGTGTATAAGGGCGTGGAGGATGAGGATGCCTGGAACGCCGGAGAGGTGGATGTGCTGCTGGTGCATCCGGCCTCTTGCGCCTACGGGCTCAACCTCCAGGCCGGTGGCCGCCATGTGGTATGGTATGGCTTAAACTGGAGTTTCGAGCTGAACGACCAGGGCAACTGCCGCCTGTACCGGCAGGGCTCCCCCTACGAAAAGGTGTTTGTGCATTATCTCATTGTGCAAGGCTGTGAGGATGAGGATGTCATGGCCACCATACGGGACCGGGCAGACACCCATGAGGCTGTCATGCGGGCCCTCAAGGCCAGAATACGCAAGGTAAAGGAGAGTGTGGCATGAATAACCCAACTGTGATTTTGAACGGTGACCAGGTGTATTGTGATGAGCTCATCCGGGAAAACGCCCGGCTGACCATCCAGCATGAGGTGGACCGGCAGAAAATGGAGGCCCTGGAGCGGCAGATTGAGGACCAGGCGGCGAACATCGCCAGCCTTGAGGCCCATTCCTACGCACGGGAGGACCTGGAGGAGCTGGCCGACCTGCGGCGCACGGTGGACAAGGCCATCAAGGACCTGCACTTTGTCATGGCCGATGGTGACCCGTGCAAGGTGTGCGCCAAGGTGTGCATGATGGGTGAGGGCAACTGCCAGCCGGTGTGGACTGGAGAGAAAACGGAGGACTGAGCACATGACCCTAAAAGAACTGTCCCAGCTTTACTACCTCAACCGGGAGATTGAGATGGACAAGCGCCGCCTCCAAGAGCTGGAGGTCAAGGCCCTGCCGGGCTCCCAGGTCCTCACCGGGATGCCTCACACTCCCGGCGTCAAGGACAAGGTGGGTGAGTATGCGGCGGAGATTGCCGATCTGAGAGGCATTATTGAGGCCAAGCACCAGCAATGCCTCTATGAGCGGAGCCGCCTGGAGCGCTACATCTCCAGCATTGATGACAGCCTCCTCCGGCAGATTTTCACCTATCGGTTTATCAATGGACTCCCCTGGCGGCAGGTGGCCGCCTGCATCGGCGGGGGGAATACCGAGGACGGATGCAGAAAAGCTGTGCAACGGTATCTGGAACGGAACTAAAGCAAGTTGTCCGTTTTGTCCGCTACATAGTGTGCTACAATGTAACTGCGGGTGTATGCCTCATCATGGTATTACCTCCTTTGAGGGTGGCGGCAGGGTGACGGAGCTGAAAACCAGACCCCTGCCGCCATTCACCTATGATTTTTCGGGCTGCTTTCCCCTGTGCGGGGAGGGCGGCCTTTTACTATGTTCTGGGGTGGTGAGTGTGGCAAAGCTGACTGACAAGCAAAAGCGGTTTGTGGATGAGTACCTGGTGGACCTCAATGCCACCGCCGCCGCAAAGCGGGCGGGGTATAGTGAAAAGAGTGCGTCCAGGATTGCGATTGAACTACTCAATAAAACTCATGTTTCCGCTGAAATCCAAAAGCGCCAGGCAAAGCTCCGGGGCAAGCTGGAAATCACCCAGGAGCGGGTGCTGGAGGAGCTGGCCGCCATCGCCTTTGCCAACGGCACCGACTTTGCAACCATCACCCACAACGGCCTGGTCCGGCTGACCCCCACCGATGAGGTGCCGGAGGAAAAGAAAAAGGCCGTTGCCTCCATCAAGGAGGGCCAATATGGCACGGAAATCAAGCTCCACGACAAGGTGAGGGCCCTGGAGCTGCTGGGCAAGCACCTGGGCGTCTTTGACACCAACAACGGCTCCGCCAATGAACAGGAAAACAACATCTTTGAGGTGATTGAGGAAAGCACCAGAGAGGAGATAGGCACGGATGAGATACCAGAAATTGAGCCCCCGGCAAAACCTGGCCATGACCTGGTGGAATAGGCCGGGCTTTGGGGACTATGACGGCATCATCTGTGACGGCTCCATCCGTTCCGGCAAGACGGTGGCCATGACGGTGGGCTTTATCATGTGGGCCATGTGTCGCTTTCAAGGTCAAAACTTTGCCTTGTGCGGCAAGACCATTGAGAGCCTGCGGCGCAATGTGACCACCAACCTGCCCACTTGGCTGGCCGGGGTGTTTTCTTTCCGGGAATACCGCACCGAAAACAAGATTGTGGTGAGCGCCGCCGGGCGCTCCAATAACTTCTACCTGTTCGGCGGGCGGGATGAAAGCAGCGCCTCCCTCATCCAGGGCATCACCTTGGCGGGCGTCCTGCTGGATGAGGTGGCCCTCATGCCCCGCTCTTTCGTGGAGCAGGCCTGTGCCCGGTGCAGCGTGGAGGGCTCCAAGCTCTGGTTTAACTGCAACCCGGAGGGGCCCAGCCATTGGTTTTATCTCACCTGGGTGCTGGAGGCAGGCAAGAGGAACATGCTGCACCTCCATTTCACCATGGATGACAACCTCAGCCTCTCCGCCGCCGTCAAGGCCAGGTATGAGAGCCTATACTCCGGCGTGTTTTATGACCGCTTTATCCGGGGCCTCTGGGTGGTGGCGGAGGGGCTGATTTATACCATGTTCAACAAGGACTTTCATGTGGTGCCGGATGTGCCCCGGCCCTATGACCGCTACTACATCTCCGTGGACTATGGCACCGTAAACCCCACCAGCATGGGGCTCTGGGGCCGGGCCTCCGGGAAATGGTATCGTATGCGGGAGTATTACTTTGACAGCCGCAAAGAGGGCCGCCAGCGCACCGATGAGGAGCACTATTTTGAGCTGGAGCGCCTGGCCGGTGACTTGCCCATCCGGGCCGTCATCGTGGACCCCTCAGCGGCCAGCTTTATTGAGGCCATCCGGCGGCATGGCCGCTTTTATGTGGAAAAGGCCTCCAACGCCGTCCTGGACGGCATCCGGGATGTGGCCACCCGGCTCCAAAGCGGGGACATCTTCATCTGCTCCGGCTGCACGGACTGCATCCGGGAGTTTGGGCTCTACCGCTGGGACGAAAAGGCCCCCATGGACCGGCCCATCAAGGAAAATGACCACGCTATGGACGATGTGCGCTATTTTGTCCACAAGATTTTTGGGCCGCAACTTTTCAGCTTTTGAGGTGTGCCATGTTTGAGCAGCAGTATGTGTTGAATAAAATCGAACAATGGGCGGAGCGCCTGCCATACCGCACCTTGCGGATTGAGGTGGAGCTCCCAGGCCAGACCCTCACCCTGGAGAAAAGCAAGGCCCGGCCCATTGGATTTACCCCCCCCATCCGATCTGCAAGCAAAGGAGGTGATGCACGGTGGTGGTGCTTAATTTGCGGGATGACTGCGTGGCCAGGGCGGCCACAAATTTCCGCCGGGGCATGACGGACAAACGCTTTTTGGAGCTTGAAATCACGGCCTGGCTGGGCTCCAAAGAGCGCAAGCGGCAGCTTGCGGGTGAGGCCTACTATGACGGGGCCCAGGATGTGCTCCGCCGCAAGCGCATTGCCCTGGACGATGACGGCAAGGTCAAGGTGCTGGACCATCTGCCCAACAACCGGCTGGTCAACAACATCTATGCCAAGATGGTGGACCAGAAAACCAACTATTCCTTTGGGCGGCCTTTTTCCTTTGACACGGAGAACAAGGCCTATGCTGCGGCCCTCTCCACCGTGTTTGGGTCCCGTTTTCAGCGGACCATGCACAACATTGGTGAGGGGGCCTGGATTGGCGGCAAGAGCTGGGTGTTTCCCTACTATGACCAAAACGGGGAGCTGGCTTTCCAGCGCTTTCCGGCGGATGAGGTCCTGCCCTTTTGGGCGGATGCTGACCACACCATCCTGGATGCCGCCGTCCATGTCTATGTGGTGCTGGAGTACGATGAAACCGAACAGACCAAGGATGTGGTCAAGGTGGAGGTCATGCACGGCGGCGGCGTGGACTGTTTTGTCCGCCGGGATGACGGGACCCTTGAGCCGGACGATTTTGCCCGGTCCGGGCCCTACATCACCACCACGGACCCCCAGACGGGCAAGGAAACCAGCTATAATTGGGAGCGCATCCCCCTGGTGTGCTTTAAGAGCTCCCACCATGAAATCCCTCTCCTGTCCAGGGTGAAATGCCTGCAAGACGCCTACAACAACATCATCTCCAACTTTGCCAACCAGATGGAGGAGGACATCCACTCCACCATCCTGGTCATCAAGAACTATGACGGGGAGGACCTGGGGCGGCTCCGGGCCAACCTGGCCACCTACGGCATCATCAAGGTCCGCTCCTATGAGGGCTCTGAGGGCGGCGTGGACACCCTCCAGATTGAGGTCAACGCCGAAAACTACAAGGTCCTGCTCTCCCTGCTCAAGGATGCCATCATTGAGAACGCCAGAGGCTATGACGCCAAGGATGACCGCATGAGCGGCAACCCCAACCAGATGAATATACAGAGCATGTACTCTGATATTGACCTGGACGCCAACGGCATTGAAATGGAGTTTCAAGCCTCCATGGAGGAGCTGCTCTGGTTTGTCAACCAACACCTGGCCAACACGGGCCGGGGGAATTTTGAGGGCACGGAGGTCAAGGTCATCTTTGACCGGGATGTCCTCATCAATGAAACTGAGGTCATCAACAACTGCAAGAACTCCGTGGGCATCCTCTCCGATGAAACCATTGTGAAGATGCACCCCTGGGTGAGCGACCCGGAGCAGGAGCTCCAGCGTATCAAGGACGAAAAGGAGGAGGCCATGGCCGACCCCTACCAGGCCGCCTTTATGAAAAACCGGCAGAACGGCGGGGACGGCTCCGGCAACCCTGTGACCGGCCAGGACGGCGGTGACGGCGATGCCCAGGAATAACCTCCAGCGCAATGCGGATTATTGGGCCCAGCGCATGAAAAACATGGAGGACGCCCTGCTGGACCAGTCATACTCTTATGTGGAAAACCTGGATGCCCAATTCCGGGCCGCTGAGGCTGAGATTGAGCGCCAGATGTCCGCATGGTACAGGCGCTTTGCCGCCAACAATGACATCACCCTGGCAGATGCCAAGCGGTTGCTCAACAGTGATGAGCTGGCGGAGTTTCGCTGGACCGTGGAGGAATACATCAAGCACGGCGAGGAAAACGCCCTCACCGGGGCCTGGATGAAAGAGCTGGAGAACGCCAGCGCCAGGGTCCACATCTCCCGGCTGGACGCCCTCAAAATCCAGCTCCAGCAGCAGGCGGAGCTCCTCTATTCCAACCAGCTTGACTACATAGACCGGGCCGCCCGGCAATCCTACACCGGGAGCTTTTACCACACGGCCTATGAGGTCCAAAAGGGCCTGGGCGTGGGCTGGACCATGCAGGCCGTCAATGAGGGGACCATCACCAAGGTCCTCTCCCGGCCATGGACCACGGACGGCCAGACTTTCCGGGACCGCTGCTGGACCAACAAGCAGAGCCTTGTGAACAGCGTCAACACTCAACTCACCCAGATGATTATACGGGGAGAGGCTCCAGACCGGGCCATCTCCGCCATCTCCAAGCAGTTTGAGGTGTCCCGCTCCAAAGCGGGCCGCCTGGTGATGACGGAAAGCGCCTATTTCTCCAGCGCCGCTCAAAAGGACTGTTTCAACGCCCTGGGCGTGGAGAAATACAGGATTGTGGCCTCTTTTGACCGGGACACCTGCGGCCTGTGTTCGGCGCTGGACGGCAAGGTGTTCAAGATGTCGGACTACCAGGTGGGGCTCACCGCTCCGCCGTTCCATCCCTGGTGCCGCTGCTGCACCGCCCCCTACTTTGAGGACATGGAGGGCCTGGGGGAGCGCTGGACCCGCAACCCGGACGGCACCACCAAAAAGGTCCCGGCCAACACCACCTTTGCACAATGGCGGCAGAGCTTTGTGCAGGGCCCAACCCCCGGTTTACAGGTGCCCTCTGGGAGTGGTACAATGGCCGCAAAGGCGGGCTCTCACTTCCAAAATGTCATGCAGGGCTTGCCCACATCCCCCGGCGGCTACACGGACGCCCTGGAGCAACACTATGCGTCCGGCAATCAGACGGCCCAGGCCGCCTTTGAGCGCTATGTCCAGCCCGGCTCCGTGGCGGACGGGGCTTTCTCCGGCACGCCGCATTTTGACAGCCGCATCCAAAAGGTCAAAATGAATTTTGCCAATGACATGACGGACCCCAGAGGCCCGGCAACAACCTTTTTCCATGAACACGGCCATTATATTGATTTTATGTCGTGCGCCGGGAGCGGCTACACATCCATGCAGACGCCGGATTTTGGCAACGCCTTGAGGCAGGACTTTGAGGCCTATGTCAAGGCCACCATGAAAGCCCACGGCACAAAGAGAAAGACGGACGCCTATGCAGTCATCTCCCAGGAGCTCCGTGGGGCGCTGCCCAATGCAATCTCCGATCTGTTCGGCGGGATGTCCCGTAACAAGTGCGCTGGCACATACGGCCATTGGAATACACGCTACTGGACCTACTCCGGGATGCTGGAGAAAGAGGCCTTTGCCCACATGTTTGCCGCTCAATTCGATGCTGACCGCTACGCTTTGATGCAGAAATACTTTCCCACCGCTTTGGCGGAGTTTGAGAAACTGCTGAAAGGGGTGACAACGCCATGATTAAGTATTCCGATGTAACAACCAACCCGGAGCTCCAGGAGGCCGCCACCGCTTATGAGCAGGCCTTTGGGGGCCGCTTTGTGGGGGATGAGCCGGGCCCCGGCCTGGTGTATTTGGACGCCAACGGGACCGCCTACGGCCCCCCGGACGGCTACACCAAAGAGGACCTGCTCACGGCTCTGGAGGGGGGCAAGGACACCCTCCCCTCTATCTGGACCAATTTGGATGAGCTGGATATTGACCCAGACATCCTCTACTGACCCGATGATGAAAGCATCGTGCTGAAAAGCACGGTGCTTTTTTCATACCCAAATACCGCCGGGCCCCGGCGGAAACCAACAGGGGCGCTGCCATACCGGGACTGGCCGGACACAAGGAAAGCAGATAACAGGAGGTAACACAACATGAAACTTTTATGGCTCAAGGAAATCATTGGCGATGCCTACACGGAGGACATGGACGCCGCCGCCTGCCAGGCGATTGGCAAGGACTTTGTTGCCCGTGCGGACTTCAACGCCAAAAACACCCGTGTCAAGGAGCTGGAGGCCCAGGTGGGCCAGCTTGAGGAGGCCGCCAAGGGACACGCCAAGCAGCTTGAGGAGCTGAAAAAGTCCGCTGGCGACAACGAGGAGCTGACCCGCAAGATTGGCGAACTGGAGCAGCAGAACAAGGCGGACAAGGCCGCTTATGAGAAAGAGCTGGCCACCATCCGGCTGACTGCCGCCGTGGACGCCGAACTCACCGCCGCCGGAGCCAAGAACAACACCGCTGTCCGGGCTCTCCTGGCCGACTACCTCAAGGACGCCAAGATTGAGGACGGCAAGGTGGTGGCCAAGGTGAACAATGAGAGCATCACCCTGGCCGCCAAAATCGAGGCCATGAAAAAGGACGCCAACACGGACTTTCTCTTTGGGAGCACCGGGGCCAAGCTGACCGGCTGGAAACCCGGCGACCCCGACACCGGGCGGAAACCCGGCGAGGGGAAAAAGCCCTCTGAGATGTCCTATTCCGAGCTGGCGGCTTTCCTGGCCGAAAACCCGGACGCCAAGCTGGAATGAGGTGACAACATGCGAAACATCACAACCCCTGCCAAAGCCGTGTCTTTTGAGGACGCCTTGAGAAATCTGGCGGCCAAGCTGACCGGCAAGCCCGCCGCATCCCTGCCCCGCACCCAGGAGGCCGTGGTGCAGTACATTGCGGACAACATCTCCTCCGTGAAAGAGCTGACGGACGCCCTGGCCAAAGAGCTGGCCATCCGGCTGACCCAGGAGCTTGCGGAGGCCATTGTCCAGGAGGTCATGGACCGCCTGGCCCCTGCGGGCACGGAGGCGGCCCAGGACGGCCCGGCGGATGAGCCGGAGGGCAACGATACCACCGGCACCAAAGAGGCCCCCAAGGGCCGCAAACGCAAGCCCAACACCGACTAATTCTCAGAAAGGAAGATTGAACTATGCCTAACACCAAGTTTGATGCCAAGTCTTTCAACCCCCAGGCTTTCAAGTATGCGGTGGACCGCATCCCCCGCACCCGCCTCAATGAAATGCGGAAGTCCAGAGCGCTGGCGGGCAACCCCGACATCCGGGAGGTTTTCAGCACCCAGGGCGGCACCGGCTATGCCCGCATTGCCATGCGGGGCCTGCTGGACGGCGATGCCGTCAACTATGACGGCCAGACCGACATCACCGCCACCTCCACCAAGACCTTTGAGCAGGGCGTGGTGGTCATTGGCCGGGCCAAGGCCTGGACCGAAAAGGACTTTTCCTTTGACATCACCGGCGGCATTGACTGGATGGACAATGTGGCCCAGCAGGTTTCCGAGTATTGGCAGGATATTGACCAGGACACCATCCTGGCCGTCCTCAAGGGCGTCTTTGCCATGACCGGCGGCCAGAGCGCTGAGTTTGTGGCCAAGCACACCTATGAGGTGGCGGGCAACATGGAGGCCACCACCATGAACAGCGCCACCGCCCAGGCCTGCGGTGATCGCAAGAAGAAGTTTTCTCTTGTGTTCATGCACTCTGTCCCCGCCACCAACCTGGAAAACCTCAACCTGCTCACCGCCCTCAAGTACACCGACAAGGACGGCGTGACCCGTGACCTCACCCTCTACTCCTGGAATGGCAAGATTGTTGTGGTGGATGACGGGATGCCCGCCGAGGATGGCTATTTCCCCGCTGCCTCCACCGATGAGGGGGCGCTCCAGGTCAAGGCCTCCGGCGCTACTGACGGCCAGATCAACCAGGCGGAGGTCACCCCCTACTTTGGCGAGGGCACCCCTGCGGCGGACAGCTATGTGGTCCCCGGCACCCGCTACACCACCTATGTGCTGGGCGAGGGCGCTATCAGCTTTGAGGACATCGGTGCCAAGGTCCCCTATGAAATGGCCCGTGACCCCAAGACGGACGGCGGCGTGGACACCCTCTACACCCGCCAGCGCAAGGTGTTCTCTCCCTTTGGCATCTCCTACGAAAAGAAAAGCCAGACCACTCTCTCCCCCACGGATGCAGAGCTGGCCAACGGTGCCAACTGGTGCCTGGTCCACTCCGGCGAGGAGGAGGAAAACGACCGCTCCTACATCGCCCACAAGGCCATCCCCATTGCCCGCATCCTCTCCAGAGGCTAAGGACATGGAGGGCGTATATGAGGCCGTGGTGGACCGGCTGGCCATGCTGGGCTACACTGTCACGGACGCTGACGAAACCGGCCTTAAATACACCATCCGCAAGTGTGAGGCGGAGCTTTTGGCGAACATCAACCACCGAAAGCTCCCGCCTCCTCTTTTTTACACCCTTGTGGACATGGTGGCCGGTCATTTCCTGTTTGATAAGAAAGCCGCCGGAGGGCTTGACGGGCTGGAGGGCTTTGACTTCAACGCCCCCGCCAAGAGCATCACGGAGGGGGACATCTCCGTGACCTTTGCCGGGGCCAGTGATGGTGCAAGCAATGCGGAAAGCCGCTTTGACGCCATGCTGGCCCAGCTCATGCACCCGGCAGAGAGCACCCTGGCGGCTTTTCGGAGGCTGAGATGGTAGTCCCCGCCGCCTACAAAAAGGCCATCCAGAGCCTCTGGACCGGCCTGGCCACCATCACCGTGCGGCAGGGTGTGCTCAACCCTGCCAATGGCCGCACGGAGCCGGTGGAGAAAGTGACGGCCTCCGGCCTGCCCTGTCGCATCTCCCACCAGACCGTCAAGAGCACCGAGCCCACCGAGGAGGCGGCCCTGGTGGCCCAGACGGTGACGCTCTACATTGACCCGTCCGTGGACATCCCGGAGGGCTCCAAAATCACGGTGACCCAGAACGGCGTCACCCGTGACTATGAGCGGAGCGGCAAGCCTGCCGTTTACACCTGCCACCAGGAGGTCCCCCTGGAGCTGTTCAAGGAGTGGGCCTAATGCGGTGGGGCGATGTCGATTACAAGCAGCTCCAAAAGCTACGGGATAACCTGCAAAAGCTCCAGGACATGGACCTGGACAAATTCTGTGAGGATGTGTCCAAAGAGCTGGCCGCCCGGCTGCTGGCCCTGGTCATCCCCCGCACCCCGGTGGGGCAATACCCCCGGAGCAGCGGAAAAAAGGGCGGCACTCTGCGCCGGGGCTGGACCGCCCGGACCGAGCAGGAGGCGGCGGGCGGCGGGAAAGTAGACCCCGCCGCCTACGCCAACGCCCTGCCGGTTTTCAAGCGGGGGCGGACCTTTTACATCGAGGTCATCAACCCCGTCCACTATGCCAGCTATGTGGAGTTTGGACACCGCACCCGTGGCGGAGGCGGCTGGGTGGCCGGGCAGTATTTCCTCACCCTGTCTGAAAAGGACCTTGAGCGGGTGGCCCCCGCCGTCATTGAGAAAAAGCTGGAGGCGCTGCTGCGGGAGGCTTTCAATGTCTGAAATCAGTTTTAAGAGCATCTATGACGGCGTGAGCCTTGCGCTGCACGCCGCTTTTCCTGCTGTGCAGGTACACGGCGGGAATGTCAAGCAGGGCCTCAACCCTGGGGACCTCAATGTGGTCATGCCCTCCGCCGGGCAGAGCAAACAGGTGGGAGAGCGGTTTCTCCGCACCCCTACCCTGGATGTCATCTACTACCCCAAGGTGGGGGTGGCGGAGTGCTGCGAGGTGGCAGATCAGCTCACCATGCTCCTGCGGGACATCACCACCCCGGAGGGGGACCTCATCCATTGCACCAACTGCGAATGGTCCATTGAGGAGGGCGTCCTGCATGTGCTGGTGAGCTATGACCACCACGCCTACATCCCCCAGGAGCCGGTCCTCATGGAAACCCTTGATATTGAAATGGAGGGATAAACATGGCGCAAGCCAAGACCACGAACAGCGAAAAGGCCACCGGGGCCGCTACCTACAAAAAGGAGCAGCTTGTGGCCTCCAAGAGATACGCCAACCGGCGGGACATCATCATGGCCCTGCTGGAGGACGGCAAGGCCTACACCTTGAATGAGGTGGACGGGCTGATTGAGAAGTACATGAAAGGAAAGGTGAAGTGATATGGCGCTGGGAGGCGGCACCTGGCAGACCCAAAACAAGGTCCTGCCCGGTTACTATGTCAATTTCTCCAGTGTGCCCAGGGCGTCCGCTACCCTCTCTGACAGAGGCTATGCGGCAGCGCCTTTTGAGCTGAGCTGGGGCCCGGAGGGTGAGGTTTTCCCCGTCACCTCCGGGGAGTTTCAGAAAAACAGCAAGGTCATTTTCGGCTACGCCTACGACCATCCCAAGATGCTCCCCCTGCGGGAGATTTTCACCCACGCCACCACCGTCTACTGCTACCGCCTGGGCTCCGGGGCCGTCAAGGCCTCCAACACCCTGGCCACGGCCAAGTATGGCGGCGTGAGAGGCAACGACATCACCATTGTGGTGGCCGCCAATGTGGATGATGAGGACCTCTGGGATGTGACCACCTATGTGGACGGCGTGGCCGCCGACACCCAGACCGTGGCCGATGCTGACGAGCTGGTGAGCAATGATTGGGTGGACTTCAAAACGACCGCCACCCTGGAGGCCTCCGCCGGGATGCCTCTGACCAACGGGGCGGACGCCACCACCATCACCGGCGAGGCCCACCAGGCCTTTTTGGACAAGATTGAGCCCTATGCCTACAACGCCCTGTGTTGCCCGGCATCGGACGCCACCACCGTCCGGCTCTATCAGCAGTTTTGCAGCCGGGTCCGTGATGAGGTGGGCAGTAAATTCCAGCTTGTGGCCTGGCAGCCCAGCACGGCGGACTATGAGGGCATCATCGGCGTGTGGAACACCGTGACCCACCCCACCATTGCCAATGTGCCCACCCACTCCCTGGTGTATTGGGTGGCCGGTGCTGAGGCGGGCTGTGCGGTCAACAAGTCCCTCACCAACTTCAAGTATGATGGTGAGCTGACCATCAACACCGACTACACCCAGGCGGAGCTGGAGGCGGCCCTCAAGGCGGGCAAGTTTATCTTCCACAATGTCAACGGTGATGTGCGGGTGCTGGAGGACATCAACACCCTGCTCACCCTGTCCGACACCAAGGGGGAGATTTTCCAGAGCAACCAGACCATCCGGGTGTGTGACCAGATTGCCAATGATGTGGCGGTGCTGTTCGGTCAAAAGTACCTGGGCACCGTACCCAATGACGCCTCTGGCCGCTCCTCCCTGTGGGGGGACATCACCAAGCTCATCCAGCAGCTTGATGACATCCGGGCCGTGGAGAACTTTGACCCGGAAATTGTGACCTGTGAGCAGGGTGACAGCAAGAAAGCCGTTCTCTGCATCGTCAACGGCCTCAATGTGGTCAACGCCATGGCCCAGCTCTACATGAGCGTGATTATCCAGTAAGGGAGGGAAAGGAAAATGTCCAAGCCGACCATGAACACCCAGGACGCTGTAAGCGCCAATTTTGCGGAGTGCTTTGTCACCATTGACGGGACCCGCTACTCTATGCTTATGGCCAAGGAGTTTGAGGGCACGGCATCCGTCAACACCGCTGAGGTTTACAAGCTGGGCGGTGTTGTGGTGGGCCACAAGGCCCAGACCGTTGCCCTGTCTTTCTCCATGACCATCTACAAATGCACGGAGATTTTTGACAAGGTGGTGGAGGACTTCATCAAGACCGGCGTGATGCCCACCTTTGACATCCAGACCTCCAACGATGACCCCGCCACTACCGTGGGCCGGAGCACCAAAATCTACAACAACTGCATCCTGGACGGCGATGTGCTGCTGTCCATGTTCAATGCGGAGGGTGACTTTGTTGAGCAGTCCATTGAGGGCTACTGTGACAGCTTCACCCGGCCCGAACAGTACACCAACCCGACCTACATGTAAGGTCACATAACACACAAGGAGGAAAAAAATCCATGAGTAACCTGTCCGCTTTCATGCGTGCCAATGTCGAGCAGATTGAAAACCACAAGTTTGCCGCCTCCCCCCGCATCAAGGGGGAGAACGGCAAGCCCATGGAGTGGGAAATCTGCTGCATCTCCGCCGATGAGTACGCCCGCATCCGCTCCGCCTGCATCCGCCAGGTCCCCGTGCCCGGCAAGAAAGGCCAGTACACCCAGCAGCTTGACACCTACACTTTCCAGGCAAAGGTGGCGGCCCGCTGCACCGTGTTCCCGGACCTCAACAACGCCGCACTCCAGAATGATTGGGGCGTGGCCAAGCCGGAGGAGCTGATTGGCAAGCTGCTCATTGGCGGCGAGTTTGACGATTATGTCACGGAGGTTTTCCAGGTCAACGGTTTCAAGACCGATGATGACATGGTGGCTGAGGCAAAAAACTAATCCTGGACGGTGACCCGGAGGCCAATTTTGCCCATTTCTGCCTGCAAAAGTTTGGCTGGGAGCCGTCCAAGTTTTTAGACCTGCCCGTCAAGGAAAAGGCTTTTGTCATCGCCTCCATCCAAGTGAGGGGCGAGGATGAAAAGAAACGGGAGGCCGAACTGAAAAGCAAGATGAGAAAAGGCAGAGCCAAACGGAAGTAACAGGGGCCCCCGCTGCATGGCGGGGGCCTAATTCTTAAAAGAGGGGGTGAACCCGTGGCAACAATCAGATCTCAGATGGTCCTCAATGACGGTATCAGCGGCGTGCTCAGAAAAATCAACACGGCGCTCAACACCACCCTCAATGCCTTTGAGCAGGTCCAGCGGGCCTCCGGGCGTGCTGTGGACACGGCGCAAATCCAGGCGGCCAGAGCGGCGCTGGTACAGGCCAACCGTGAAGTGGATGAAATGGCGGAGGGCTACCGCCGGGCGGCAGAGCAGGAGGAAATCCTCAACAAGGGCCTCCGCAACGGCACCAATGCTGCGGGCGGCCTGCTGGGCAAGGTCAAAGGCATTGTGGCCACATTGGCCGCCGGAGCCGGTATAAAAGCGCTCCTGGGGCTGTCTGACAAGCTGACCAGCACCACGGCCCGCCTCAATTTCCTTGTGGATGACGGGGGCTCTGTGGAGGCCCTGGAGCAGAAAATCATGGCCTCTGCCCAGAGGTCCCGGTCCGCCTACCTGGACACCGCCTCCGCCATCGCCAGCATGGGCTCCAATGCCGGGCGGGCCTTTAGCAACAATGATGAGCTCATCGGCTTTATGGAGCTCATCAATAAGAGCTTTGTCATTGGCGGCGCTACGGCGGAGGGCCAGGCCGCCGCCATGCTCCAGCTCACCCAGGCCATGGCCGCCGGTGCCCTCCGGGGCGAGGAGCTCAACTCCATCCTGGAGAACGCCCCCGGCATTGCCCGTGCCATTGAGAGCTACATGGGCATTGCGGAGGGCTCCATCAAGCAATATGCGGAGCAGGGCCTCATCACCGCTGAGGTGGTCAAAAACGCCATGTTTGCCTCTGCGGATGAAATCAATGCCAAGTTTGAAAGTATGCCCCTAACCTGGGGCCAGATTGCCACCAAGATGCAAAACACGGCCCTGGCGGCCTTTGACCCTGTGCTCACACGGCTCAACCAGGTGGCAAACAGCGCTCAGTTTAACACGGTCATCAACGGGACCATCAATGGGCTGGCCATGCTGGCCACGGTGGCCACCGGCGTGCTGGACCTCCTCATCAACGGAGCCGCCTTTGTGGTGGACAACTGGAGCTGGATAAGCCCCATCGTCTACGGCCTGGTGGCCGCCTTTATCGCCTACAATGCCGTGGCCCTCATCACCAATGGCATCAACGCCGCCATGGCGCTGGCCGAGGGTGTAAAAGCGGCGGCATTGATGATGAGCACCGGGGCCACCTTTGCCCAGACTGCGGCTCAGTACGGGCTCAATGCGGCCCTGCTGGCCTGTCCCATCACCTGGATTGTGGTGCTGGTCATCGCCCTTGTGGCGGCCATCTACGCCGCCTGTTCGGCCATCGCCAAGTTTACCGGCATCGCCAACAGCGGCTTTGGCGTCATCTGCGGCGGCATCAATGTGGTGGTGCAATTCTTTGTCAACCTGGGCTTGACCATCGCCAACATTGCCCTGGGCATCTGGAACGCCCTGGGGGCCTGTGCTCAAAACATCGGCATTGCGTTCAGCAATGTCATCTCCGGCGTGCAGGCCTGGTTTTACAACCTGCTCTCCACGGCGCTCACCGTGGTGGCCGGTATCTGTGAGGCGCTGAACAAGTTGCCCTTTGTGGAGTTTGACTATTCCGGCATCACCAATGCGGCCAGCGACTACGCCGCCAAGGCGGCGGAGGCCTCTGGCAACATCCAGGACTTTGTGAGTGTAGGGGATGCTTTCAACGAGGGCATGAGCACCTTTGACACCTGGCAGGACGGCTGGGTGGGGGATGCTTTCAACGCTGGAGCCAACTGGGGTGACGGCGTGGCCAGCGGCATCTCTGACGCCGTGGGCGGCCTGTTTGACATGGACCTGGGCGCTGCTACGGACTACGGAGCGGGCGGCCTGGGCACCGGCGGATATGGTGACTTTGCCATGGATGACCTTTTGGGCAACACCGGGCAGACCGCCGCCAACACCGGGGCCGCCGCCGATGCCCTCAGCACCTCCACGGAGGAGCTGGAGTATTTGCGGGACATTGCGGAGCGGGACGCCATCAACCGTTTCACCACGGCGGAGGTCCGCATTGACATGACCGGCATGACCAACCGCATTGAGGGCGGTGCCGATCTGGACGGTGTTATCTCCACCCTCACAGACGGCTTTACAGAGGCCCTGCTGACGGCGGCGGAGGGCGTCCATGCGTAGACCCTGCCCCATGCCGGAAACACGGAGTTTTTTCCAATGGAAAAAAGGAGGGTGACAAGATGAGTTACACCTGCTATCTGGGCGGGGCCCTTTGGCCCACCCCAGAAAAGCTCCAGGTGAAAATCAAGGGGAAAAACAAAACCCTGGTCCTCTTGAATGAGGGAGAGGTCAATTTCCTGCGGGCCCCCGGCCTCACGGAGCTCACCGTCCCCTTTGACCTGCCCATGCTCACCGGCTCCCGGTCCCCGGACTACTACCTGGGACTGCTGGAGCGGATGAAAGCCAACAAGGAAACCACCCAATTCATGCTGGTGCGGATGTCCCCCTCCGGGGGGATGCTCTTTGACACCAACATCAAGGTGAGCGTGGAGGACTACAACATCACCGAGGACGGCAAAAAGGGCCTGGATGTGGCCGTGGATGTCAACCTCAAGCAATGGCGGGACTACGGCACAAAGACCGTGACCGTGGAGGAGCCCAAGGCAGAGAGCACCACGCCCACCGTGACGGTGGAAAAGGAGCGGGACGCCAGCACGGCCCCCACGGCCAAGACCTACACGGTCAAGGCCGGTGACAGCCTGTGGGCCATCGCCGCCAAGTATTACGGCAACGGGGCCGACTACAACAAGATTTTCAACGCAAACACGGATAAAATCAGCAATCCCAACCTCATCTATGTGGGGCAGGTGCTCACCATCCCATGACCTATGAGCTGCTGATACAACACCAGGGGACCATCATGCTGCCCCCCGTGGTGGAGAATGTGAGCATTGAGTGGGAACGCCAAGGACAGCCGGGAAAGCTCATTGCCGAGGTGGTCAAGACACCCGGCTTGAGCTTTCAAGAGGGCGACCCGTGCCGTTTTTCCGTGGACGGCACCCCCGTCTTTTACGGCTTTGTCTTTGAAAAATCCCGCAAGGGCAGCACGGATGACATCATCCAAATCACCGTATATGACCAGCTCTACTACCTCAAAAACAAGGACACCTATGTCTACACCAACAAGACCGCCGCCGATGTGATACGCATGATTGCGGAGGACTTCCAGCTCAATGTGGGGGACCTGGAGGACACCGGCTACACCATCGGGAGCCGGGTGGAGGACAACCAGACCCTCTTTGACATCATCCAGACGGCTTTGGACGAAACCCTCAAGGCCACCTCCCAGATGTATGTGCTCTATGACGATGTGGGCAAGCTGACCCTCAAGAACATCGGCAGCATGAAATTGGGGCTTTTGATTGATGAGGACACGGCTGGGGACTTTGACTATAAAAGCTCCATCGCATCCCAGACCTATGACAAAATCAAGCTCTCCTATGAGAACAAGGACACCGGTAAGCGGGAGATTTTCGTGGCCCAGGACAGCTCCAACATCAACCAATGGGGCGTCCTGCAATACTACGAAAAGCTGGACAGCACTACCAATGCCAAGGCCATGGCGGATGCCCTCCTCAGCCTCTATAACACCAAAACCCGGACCCTCAAGCTCCAAGATGTGCTGGGGGACATCCGGGTGAGGGCCGGGACCCTGCTGGTGGTCATGCTGGGGCTGGGTGACATCAATGTGTCAAACTACCTCATGGTGGAGCAGGTCAAACACACTTTCAACAATGAGCAGCACCTCATGGAGCTCAAAATGCGAGGTGGTACATTTGTCACTTGACATCAATGAACTGGTGCGGCTGGTCAAGCGGGCCGCCGTGGAGGCCGTCCAGGCAGGCGCTCCCATGAGCGGGGGCTATGGCTATGTGACCTCCACCTCTCCGCTTGAAATCACCGTTGACCAAAAGAAAATATTGACCGAGGCCCAGCTCATCCTCACGGACGCCGTGAGGGACTACACCGTGGAGATGACCACCATGCCGGAGTTTCACGAAACCGAGGAAACCAGCGGCGGGGCCGGGGATGCCTCTTTTGCGCCCCACAAGCACCGCTACCAGGGCCGGAAAAAGTGGAAAGTCCACAACGCCCTCCAGATGGGGGAAAAGGTCATCCTCCTGCGGTGTGACGGCGGGCAGCAGTACATTGTCCTGGGCAGATGGGAGGCGAGGACCTAATGGCAACTTTACCGACCACGGGGGATGACCTGGACCTCATCACCTTTGCGGTGGAAACCCAGCCCAGCTACACCCACAAGCTGGACATTGACC